GTTTTACTTCTACTTTTTAAAGTTACTTGTTAAACGGAAATCTAAAAGCAAGTTACTACTTAAATATATTGAAAGTTATTTTGTCATTGATTTCAATGCAAACGTACTACTTACAAACGGTCCAGGTTATAGTCTGGGTACATTTATATATTATAAGCAAGTTATTATTATGTTTAGCAATTTTTACGTGTATTCTTCACGTCGTCTAAATATTATTAAGCTACTGATGCGCCTGGATTGGTTAAAAATTTAACCTTCGACGATAATCCACGCTCCGTCATTCGCGCTTGTGATTGCGCTTGGGTTTTTGATTGATCGGTAATTCTTTGTTCTTGATGACTTGATTGCAATAAACCGAGATCATTTTGGTAACCTCGTTCTTGCATTAATTGTTCTTGACCAAAGTTTCCTTGTTGCATCATCTTTTGGAAATCAAAATTGTTTGTTTGCATTTCCTTAGAAAAATTAAACATGTTACCTTGCATTGTTTCTTCATGTCCAAATTGATTTGATTGCATCTTTTCTTGGTATTTACGTTCTCCTATTGCTGAAAGTCCTTGTCCGATACCTTGCATAGCTCCACCACCAACTGCTAAGGCAGCCATCATTGCATTACATCTACATTGATCATCTTCGATGTCTTGATGTAACAATGCAAATCTTGAATCACGTGTCCATTCTTCCGATACTGTTGTAACGAAATTCACATTTGTTGTGAAAGATGCTGCCCGGTCATACCATAGAATAGTGTCTGTTATTGCAAAATCATTAGTGCGGTTTGTAATAATGATTGATTGAACTAAGATGTTCTCAGTTAAAATAGGCAATACTCTATATGCATTCAAACTCATTGTGTTTATAACGAATTGGTTCAACTCCTGTAGATAGCGAACTGTTGCAATTGTTCGAACTGATATGGCATCTACTAATCTGAATTGCAAACATTTTGTTGCATCCAAATCACGTGCCTTACTCTGAAACCATTTTGTAATAGTTGCATTATCTGATGCTGTTTGTCCTGGATACCCTTCAATTAACACAGCCGATGGTGGTATATCGGTAATACGCAAAGCTTGATATCCTAATGGTAATGAATTTACTGCATCAGTAAAAGCAATTTGCTCGTCAATATTCAGATATGGATATGTTGGTACGCTCAATCCATTTTCAATTGTTGATTCGTATGATAAACCACATCTATGCATCACATCTACGATTGTAAGAGGTGATCCAATATCAGTGTTCGTAACGAATGATGTTAAAAAGAATATTGCTGTTCCTTTGTCTGTGATAAGTTTTATGTAGCCACCACACATGAGATAATTTGGCTTTCCACCATGAACTGTTGTCCTCATGTTAAATGATTGGTTATTGTATACAGCGGCTAAAATTTTAACTTGTGCATTGTCACGATTTAATGTTCCTGCATGCCATGCTCCTCTATTTCGAGCAGCTTCCCAATTATTTTGCGTTAATTTAGCTGTTCCACCTCCTGATCCACCCCATGGATTAGCTTGAGCTAATGTTGAAAATGATTTCCAATCCATATTGTGATTTGCCAGAATGCTAACAACACCTTTGCCTTGTGTAAATGTTCCTGCACTCAAATTACTAATAAGCTGAGCAAAAATTGGCCAATCTGATTGGTAATAAGCCCATGTATGAATAACTGATTGCGCGGGACCATACATTATGGATGTTTCTGTTGTTAATAAATCATCGACTCCAACTCTTGTACGAGCACTAGACATTTTTGTTGCTCTACTCGAATACTCTGGATATTGTTCATCATTAAATCTTTGTTCACTCGCATATGTTCCATCTGTGTAGATATTTATTTTTGTATTCCTAGCATTGATGAACATGTCATCAAAAGCTGCTGGTTGAAGTGAATTATTTGTTGCTGTTGGTAATTCACGATATGGAACCGGATCTGAAAACACAAATGGATTTGGATCAACAGCATTACATAATTTAGATGCCACTCGAATTCTGGTTTTTCCACCTTCTCTCATTGGATTCTGTAAAGACATCATTAGCATAACTACTAAATGAGGTCTATCATCATCCATAACTTCATCCGTTTTTCTCCAGAACAAATTTTGTCGTCCATCGTGTAATGTGTGAATGACATTCCATGGCATAGTAACACCTTTAGCGCTGTATGCATATTTCTGTGATTCCGACACTAACATGGTGCTTCCAGAAACTTTCTGTGGTGCCCAAGCAACACTGATTGCTCCTGAAAATAGTGGATTACCAATTACTGTGATTCTATATTGGATTGCTCCAGCGTATCTACCATGCAAGCGAGCATAGTTTTTGATATAACTGTTAACCCATGGTGTATTTACTCCGTATGGAATTTGGAATATAATAGAACCACTTGGTAGATCATCGGTAACTTCAA